CATACTTCTACGGAGAGCAATCCAAGGCCGCTTGTGGCTGTCCGCTTGAAATCCTGGTGTTTGAAGTTGACGCTCGGATAAATGGCTTCCGGCATAACGACATCGTAGAAATTCAAATCCCCGATCACGGCGGAAATCGAGGTCAGGAGCGCGGTTCTCGACGATTCAGATCCGGCGGTGAATTTTACCCGCGCGCTGAAAGGGATATAAACCTTGTCGTAGGTATCGAAGCCACCTTGCTCAACCATATAATCAGAGAGCGCAAATTCCTGCTTGAACTCCAAGGAAACGACCGAATCGGCGACGACGACGGGAGCGCCGTTAAGATAAATCCCCCATTGCGGATTGGCAAAGATCGAAGGAATATCAGCTCCATCCGAGGAAAGGAGGCTAATTGAATTTCCCGAAGATGGGGCGAATAGAACGGCCGGAACGCCGGGAACGTTCGGGACATTGACGATCGAGGCCATGTCAGTTCAGCCCATAATTTGCCTGAGACGTGAGAAGCGACCGGCCCAAGGCAGGCTTAATGTCCTTGGCGATTCCCTCGGCATCATTGGCCTGGGTGTTGACATGGACGTTTTCGATATTGACTTCGCTCGAATGCGAGATCGAATTGTTGCGGCTTGCGAGAGAGGACGCGAAAGAATTGGTCTGAGCATAGAGACCGGAATTCTGCGAACCGTTAAACAGCGCATGGGCGCGCGCCGAATCCGATGGGCTCAGGACAAAACCGTTCCCATCTGGAAATCGCGGATTTGTATAGGGAGCATAAGGCCCCCGCCCTCCGGCGGGGTTATAGGCAAATCGGTTCCCCCCGATTACGGGAGCATCGGCATGATTTCGATACCAAGGACCACCATAGGACGATGCTCGATATTCGTTTGACCCGTTCGTATTGTCGGGAACCCCTCCAGAAGCAATTGCCCTGATCCTGCTTCGGATAAATTCCGCATGCTCCGGGGTCGGGTTCCCGTAACCTGTATATTGTCCGGGAGCGCGGGAGACTTGAAGCAAATCTCCGCTTGGACCGTAAGTCCGTGTCCCAACACGATTCATCATGTTGTTGATTACAGCATCGACGCTTTGCCCATTTTTTTGCGCTTCTCCCGCGATTGTGTTTATCACGCGCGGATCGAGATCGGATGCCCCAAGATTGTAGACAGGACGATAAGTTCCGGCTTTACCTGGAGCGGGCGCCTGTGTCCCTGATCCGGCGATTCCTGGGGCATCTTTACCGCCCAACCATTTAGGCGCATGGCGCTCATACCAAGTGCGATGATCCGCTTGCGGCGGAGCAACGCTGGGAGAGGCATCCTCCCCGGCCCCATCCTCGAACAGCTTATGACCGAACGCGGCTTCCCAAATCGTATTAAACCGGCTTTTTAGCCAATCGAAAGCATCCGTAAATGCGATTTTGAACGCATCGAGAATAACAGGCCCAAGCTTTTTGACGAAATCGATAAAGTTCTCGAACTCGGCATGAATATCGCCGAATAAGCTTCCCCAGGCTTTGCGGATATCTTGCGCGCTTCCTGAAAATAAGCTTGAGACAATATCCATCTCGTCTTTGACGAGGGCAGCAAAGCCAACGATCAAATCCCCAATGGATTTTATGACTGGCGCCACGATGGGCTCGATTGCAGCCCATTTATCGGCGACGTACTGATAGAATGATCCGAATTCGGCTTTCCCGCCCTCGGTCCATGTTTTCCAATCGTCATAAAGCAGCGCGATCCCGATGACAGCCGCAGTGAGAGCCGCTGTTAGCGCTATCAACTCGGCAACAGGCACCAACAAAGCAACCGCGAACCCGGTCGCAACCGCGGAGAGCCCGATGAAAAGCGCCTGCAAAAATGGTCCATGCTGGCGCGCCCATATTGCAAGTTCAGTCAATGCTTTATTGAGAGCAACCATGGCAGGCGTCAGCCATGTCAGAAGCGTCCTCCCCATGGACGTGGACGCCTGGATTAATTCTCCCCAGGCCGATACCAAATCGGCCCCGGCTTTGGCATCATCTTTCGTAATGACGCCAAGCTCTTTCTGCCGGGCCAGCATCTCCTCCACGGCCTTCCGGCCCTGAATTAGGAGATTGATGGTGCCTTGATCGAAGCCCAGGGCCTTGCCAAAAGCGGCGGCGCGAGCCGGGTCCATTGCCTTGAATTTATCGGCAAGCTCTAGCAGTACATCGCCCATGTCCCGCATTTGACCGCGCGCATCGGTCATTGAGACGCCGAGCACGTTCATGTAGGGGATGATCGAGGATTCGCCGGTAAGCCGAAATTGCTGGAACTGCGTGACCAGATTTTGAATCGATCCGGTAACACCTTGCGCCGAACCACCAACGAGTTTCGCGGCGCCCTGCCATGAGGATAGGCTTTCCGTCGAGGTATCCAGCGTTTTAGCCAGGCGTCCGGTTTCGGCATCGGCTACGGTGACATCCGCGATAAAATCCTTGAGTCCACGTCCGGCCGTAAAGGCAGCAAACAACTCAAGGACCATGCCGCGAAGGCCGTCCATGGAAACGGTCGATTTTTTGGCCGATTCCTCAATCTCGCCGCCGGATTTTTTAATCGCGTCCTTTGTCTTCGCAAAGGTCGCGGCGACTTCCTTTTGACCCTTCGTGAAATTGGATGGATCGAGCGACAGTGAAATAATAAGAGAGTCTATTAATGTCGCCATTTAAACAAACCCTCCTATTTCTTCGCTTCACGCATGACGTTTTGATTATGGATATCGATCCGGGCGACCTCTAGAAGATCATAGGCGTCTTCCAAGGAATAGACTTCATCCAGCTCGTGCAATGTCGCCAGGCCGCTCGAAATCACGGCTCCGATGACCTTAGACACGTTTTGGTAATCCTTCAGCCGATGGCTGCCGACGCCTTCGCCTTCAATTTCGATAGGGCGCCGGAGATTGAAAAACCCACATGCAACTGAAGCACCTCCATACGAAGGCGGATAATGGTCGAGACTTCCTCGATATCGTCGGAAATGCCGTCCATGACGAGCGCGCGGACAATTTGCGGCTTCGACGGCTCTGGGACGAACTTGATGCACTTGAACATCTCGTCCATCAAAGGTTCTGCATCCGAGAAGGTCACGCCCGCAAAGGCCTTCACACCCATGACGGCCACGCCCGCCATTCCCGTTCCCTCGACATCTTGAGGAAGATCGGCTCCCGATTTCGCCAAAGCAAGAAGAGCCTTTGTTGCCCACTTTTCGGCTTGAGCGGCGGGCATTTCGGTAAGAAGAAAAACCTTCCCGTAATCCCGCCCTTCTTGCGCAATCGTAATTGTTTCGCTTTTACGTGCCACGGGCGACCTCAGGCGGTTGTGATCGGAGCGGGGATAATGCTTTGCCACGTCAAAATATGCTTGCGAGGCTGCAAGACCTTCTTTCCGTCTGCGATGGGCTTATAGGTTGTCAAGTAACCTTGACCCATATTGTATTTTTTGCCGATGCTGGTCAAGGTGATGCTTGCGGAAGCCACAAGCTTGTCCTGCAATTGCTGTTCCGTCGTGTACCACGTATCGAACACAACATTCGAAACAGAATCGGCCTGAAGGGAGATTCCCTGTTTGACGGACACATTGACCCAACCAGCGGAAAGAACCCCATCGACGCCCATCATGGTTTCGCCGATTTCCAGTGCGTCGACATCGTAAATATCGTCGGCTGAAAACCCTTGGATTTGCTGCGGCGTTGGATATAGCGAACGGATCGTGATAATAAGCACGGCATTCGCCGAGGTAATCGAGGCCATTGAGGTGATCTCCTAATTCTTGGCAAGAAAAAAGCCCCGGCAAAGCGAGGCTATATGATCGTTTTGGCGTGTAAGTTAGCTATTCCGCGGGATCTTTCGCCGCACGGCGTGCGGCATGCCAAGCCTTGATACTCTCGCTAATCCGCGCCTTGTGTTCTTTGGGACGGGTACTTCCCCTGGCTGCTTGCGCCTTACACATGGCTGCCCGTGCTTCTTCTGAAGCTTTCTTACCCTTATGTGAAGAGATCAATCGTGCCCGATATTCTTCGTCTTTCCACTTCTCGATAATGTTCGATGCGATTTTGGCTTTTGTCTCATCTGAAATTATCTTGCCAAGATGCGCGGCACTTAGCTTTGCCTTCGTCTCGTCTGAATGCGCACGCCCAATTCCGGCCGCTGCAATTTTAGCGCGATGCTCTGGAGAATGCGGGCCTTGTATCTTTCCGGTGTGAGCCGCGCTTATTTTGGCGCGGGTGTCGCCAGATAGCGTCTTTCCGAGATTCCCGGCGCTTATTTTGGCGCGATGCTCTGGGGTAAGATTCTTGCCGCGCTTCTGAGCCGCAAGTCGCTCAACAATGTCTCGCGAAAATACATATCCAGAAACCCCCTCGCCGCCGAGTGTTTGGTTTACCAGCTTGACGCCGGCACCTCGCCATTGGGCGATCAGGGCCATTTCTAGGTTGTGCGCAGATGATTCAGATAGTCCGCTCTCTATCATCTTCACCTCAACGCACATTCCTAATCCGGAAAGCTTATTGACGACGTTATTGTAGTGATGGCTGCGCTTAAAATTATAAGCGCGGCGCCCCTTACCCTTTCCGACATAAAAACAGGCGTTCGTATCGGGACGCCAATGTTCATAGACGTAGAAAATATCCATCTTCAATCTCCTTAGACTTGGTATATTGATACCAAATCAGAAGATTGTCAATTAATTTCCTATCTATCTGTTATTGCACATCTATCGAGTTGATGGTCAGACGTTGCACGGCTTCACCATCCGCATACCAAAACGTGCATCCGGGCGATTGACGGGCTTGACGCTGTTGCGGCGTGGCGGGAATGACTTGGAAATACCATCCCTGTTGTTGCAAAACCGGAGCAATGTTAAGCCCGGCCGCATTGTTGATTTCGGCGACCTGGGCATTCGAAAGCGGGACTCCGGGCCGGAAGGCGCCAAAGTTGAGAAACTGCTGAATCGGGTCTTGAGCCGCCGCCTCGATCAGTCCATATCCCGCCGTGGTGTAAGGGATCGAAGTAATCTGTGTCAGGAGCTCAAGGAACGCGAGCTGGAATGCCGCGTTCAGGGCGATCTGATTGACATAGCTATCCAGCCATTCGAATGGACCTGAGACGGAACCCTCATCAAAAAAGAGGAAACCCTGATTTGCCGTGGCGACGGCTCCGTAATAATTGTAGCCGTTGGCGATCAGGTTGGCGGCGGCGGTTTCGGTCGTCACGCTTGCGATAAGGCCAGTCTGCGATTTGTAATCGAACGTAATGCGCCCATTGACCGCATTGAAATCGATCGAGGCGATAGCGCCCGAAATGAAAGCAGCAAGGTAGAGATCGCCCGGCTGATAAATCATGCAGGTGCCGGAATAATTACCCTGCTTAAGGATATATCCCAGGCTGGAAGAAGCCGTCGCGCTCTCTGTGGGGGTTATATCTGTATCCCAACAAATATAAGCATAACGATTGTTCGTGGTATTCGTCCACGCCGCGAATGCCAGCTTTTGCACATTGACCCCAGAATTATTATCGGGGTCAAATGTGGTATAAAAGCTTGCCCAATTCTGTGTCAGTGACGTCAAGGACGCCATGAAAGCGGCCGGCGTCATCGCATCCGAACCAGGAGACAGAACCGCGCCCGTGGCAGATGTGAGAAGGAGCAATGGGGCAAGCGTTCCCGTCGCGAAAGCGGCACCCGAGGAAGCCCCGGTAATTCCAGAGGTAATGACAAATCCCCCCGAGACAGAATCGAATGTAACCGTCAATGCCGTGGGCTTGCCAAGAATGGCGCTTTCGCTCGCGACGGTCTGTGAAAGATTGACGTAATAGGTTCCGTCCAATCCTTCACCAGTTCCAAGTGCGGTCAGAATCGTTCCGACCGTAATTCCAGCGCCGCTGATAGTCTGCCCAACCGAAAGCGTTCCGAAGGCGACGACCGTGACCGTCAGCAATCCATAAGACGCGGTAACCGTCGTCGAGAGAACATTTTGCTTGATTGAAACCGCGTAAGTTCCAACACCCCCGGCCGTGCCCGAAAGTTGAGATGTGATTTCGGTTCCGGCCGAAACGTTCGCTCCGGCTAGTACCGCCCCAGGTACAAGCGTGCCAGAACCGATATTGGTCACGTACATCACATACCCGGAAATCGACGCCGTAACGGAGGCTGTTTCCGCCGCGATCGAACCGGTGACGGAAGCTTCGGTCGGTAACGTACCGTTGAGCCCGGATTGGATCAAAGCCGCCGCCGCCGAAAAGCTCGTCGCGCCAGAAAGATTCAGCGATGCGTCGGCGAATGTGTAGCCATCCATGATCACGGTCAGAGATCCACTTAGGGCCGCCAACTGCTGGATGGTGAGACCCGAGATGTTCCCTCCGCGAAGATATGCGGACACGGCACCTTGGGGGTATTGGGCGAATAGCATCGATCCCGGCTTTTGGGTCGAATTCTCATAGCCTGCGAAATAGACATCCGCGCTATTCGTCTCGTTTGCCGCAGCGCCGAAATAGGACGATACGGCGGTAGAAGACGGGAAAGACAAAACGGTTCCGATGGGAACGCGCGTGTTTTCGGTCACGGCAATGCCATTGAGAACGAGCGCGTTCCCTCCCGCGTTCAAAACGCCGGGAATGACATTGACATAGAAGCTCGCAGGTATAGTCGACAAATTAACCTCCTAATTGATTCATAGAAAAGGAAGCCGACTTGCGGCGCGCCCATGCTGCGCGCTGTGATTCGCTAAGCTTCCTGCGAGTTTCTTCTGTAGGGAAAGTTCCCAGCCTGTTTTGATTGCCTATTCTCGACAGGCTCATCTTTTGGCGCGTAGCTGTGCTAAGGATCTGGCCAAGTTTCGACTTGTTTCCCTTGCCGGCCACGCTTAATTTCTGTCTGGTCTCTTGGCTTGTTGGCGTACTCAGTTTGGCGACGCGTATTTTCTCTTTAGATTCTGCGCTATGGCGCTTTCCGAGCATTGGCGGGGCGCGATGTTTTCTGGCTTCCTTAGCCATCACGTATTGCCAAGACGAAATATGCACGCCATCACGGTTCGTGGTCATGCACGCAAACGCCAAGCACATTTTCTGCTTGTCGAGTCCGACGGTGCATTTCGTCAAAAGCCAATGCGCTAGAAAATGCTTGCGGAAGGACAACCTGACGATGTTGGCCTTATCGTTGGACCCGCCTAGCGATTTTGGGATGCGGTGATGCTTCTCAACATAGGCGCAATCATCATCCACGTTGGTAATCGACAAATACCAGAGGTAATATTTGTTTTCGATGAACATTAAGTTGGATACGTCACAGTCACGTTGACGGGCGGATTGAAAGTCAGCTCACCCGCAAATTGTTGGGGAAGGCCGCTAATTGTTTGGTTGGCCTGCATCGCCGCTTCGACGATCCATCGGGTTTCGTATTGCTGTTCCGCGTTGACGAACGGCACCTGCTTCGGGTCATCCGCGTAGAGCGGGATCACATCGAAACCCGAAGATGCGAACTGCTGGACACCGTAATCATCTCGGAACAATGTGGAGATCGTTTGGGCATTATCCGCTGAGTTCGGGCCATGCACATCGATCTGAATGACAACTCGCGTCGGTTGAAGAATATTCTCGATCCCACAAGCCATAACCTCGGAAGAGACCGTTTGCGAGGCGCTGAGTGTATAGGTTCCCGCTCCGCCTATTGGGCCGGTCAATTGATTGAGGATCGTTATCCCGCTCGCGATGTTGACGCCGAAAAGCGTGTTACCGATTCCGACGACCCCGAATTGAATCGCCGAGACATCAAGAACATTTCCCGCAATCGATGCCGTGAAAGCGCAATCGGCATAGACATCAATGTTGGTCGAGATTCGATCCCGGCGAATTGGAGTGAAAATCACGAAGTCGCCACCTTCTGGCTCTGGTACGCGATTTTGCTGACCAAGAATGACCTCGGTGCCAGACGGAAGAATATTGGTCAGAAAATTCCAAAGCGCCGTCTGGATTGACGACTGGTTCGGCGCCGGGACGAAAGACACGTTTTACCCGGCGATGCGGTAATAGGACACGTTTAAGATGGGCGACCCGGATTCCGCGATAAACTGCAAGTTCGCGAGCGTCCCGGAATATTGAAAGGGCGCCACGCCATTCACAAGCGACATACCCACGGATGTGGTCGGCGCGGCTCCATCATCACGCCAGCGGACCGGCGCAGTGTCGGCACTGATCAACGCAACATTGGCGCCAGCCGGGACGGCGAGAGACGTTGCCTCTGCAAGGGTTGCGGCAACGATTTGCTGAAAACCGAGTGGGACAAATCTCACGGCATCCATGTCAGTTCCCTGTCTGTAAGGTTATGGCGATAGAAACCCAGTCCGGCCAGGATTCGAGTGCAAGCGCGGCGAGCCACGTATTGCCTTCGGGCAAGGTTCCATTCGGAAAGATGATAAGATCGCCGCCGCGTCGATCCGCGCGCACGATGCCTTCGACATTTCCGGTCAAGTAAATTTTGCGACGGACACCCTGGATGCTCAGCCCATCCAGCTGGGTAATGTCCGTATAAGACAGGGCCTGGACCTGACACGATATCGAGAATGTCGTGTAAGCTGGCGTCTGGATGCCCCCAGGAGCCAATGAGTATCCAGATGATCGCTTGACCGTCGCGGACACAAAGGGATTGATTGTTCCTATCGCGCCACTGATAATTCCGTGGAGGTTCACGTCAGAGGCCTTAACCGATCACGGTGTAATTGTAGACGCTGGTATCAAGCGCGGTGCCGACGATGGTAAACCCGGTACCGGGAGTGATGGTCTCGATATGAGGAATCGCCCCAACCGTGCCGCCGACTGTTTTCAGCGTGATCAGGATTTGAGATCCCGCCGTGACGCTGGCTGCCGCGACCGTAACGGCGCTCGCGCCGTTCGCCGTGAACGTACCTGTATTGGTTTGGAACCAAGCCAGGAACGCGGCGGCGAAACCGGCACCGCTGACCGCTCCTGACGCCGCCAAATTCGTGAACGCGCCGGGCTCCGGTGTCGTGGATCCAATCGTCATCCCGTCAATGCTTGTGGGGGTCATCGGGAAGTTGATATCGCCCGTCTTGGACGAAAAAAGCGTGGTCGTGCCGGACATAGCGGATTCCTTATTTTACGATAAAATCGACGGATGCCAGCATGTGGCCGGTGTCTACGAGTTCTTTCGAACTTCCCTTTTTAGCAATCGTCGCGGGTGCCAAAGGCGTCCCCACAAACGTCGTGATTGCTTCCTGCAACTGACCCTTGATCGCGGCACCGGTCAATTCGAGCGTTTTGGTTGCATCGTAATCGTTGTCTTTCAAAAGACCCGCAACGGCGTCCGGCCATTCCCCGCTTTTGTCGGCGACCATATTCCTAAAAAAAGGACGCGGCGGAATGTTCCGGGAGGGCGCTCCGAATTCTTGAATGGCAGCCACGAGAGGCACGGACGTGCCATCTGGATAAGTCGCGCCCTCAAGAAAGCCTACATCGACCGATGCGGCTTTATTCGCATTCTTCGCGATTTCGGCCAAGCGAGCTTGAAGCTTGTCCCCTCCAGAGATCTCAACCATCACTGATTGAGCCAAGGATTGAAGACGCGGCGCGGTCCTGGAATATAACGCATCGTCCGATATGGTGCGGTCGCCGCCCAAAATGCCGCCCCGAAAGGCGTTTGAACGTACCACGCATTATTGGGCGTTGTAGGGAAATCGGTCCCAACAGAAACCGACCCCTCCGCTGCATTGCTGATACGCCCAACCAAGGGAGATGGTGTCTGCCCATTCGAGCCAAAAAACAATTGGCAGATATGAGCAACCATCAGATTTAAAAGATTGGTTTGTGTCGCGGCAGTCGAAACAGGACCGCCGCCATCATTGCGGCAATACTGTTCCGCGAGAGGTAAAATGAGCGTCGTCAATTGATCCGAGGTGATCGAGGCAAACTGTGGAAACAGTGCGACGAACGCCACGGGATCGAATGTGACTTGAATGCCCATGGCCGGTTAGGCCGCTTCAACGGCAGAGCCGGATTTGATCCCGCGCGGCAGCTTGTTGCGATCAATCGGCTCCAAACCGCATTTGAAATGGGGATTTTGGTCCTTGGCTTTATGCTGGACGTAATCCGTTTTTTCGGCAGCGAAGATCAGCTTGTTTTTGACCATATCGAGATCTTGGTTCTGCTTCAACCATTCGTCGAACAAATCTTTGTCGACGCCGTGGGTCAGAGCATAAGAACCCGGCATAGCCGGAGGGGCAGGCTCGTCACCCTGGGCGGGCTTCAAATAGCCGTTCAATTTGATCGTGCTGCCAGTTGGCTCCGCGCGCTTGACGGCCTTAGTGCCGCCGCCAGGCAATGGCTCCTCGGCATCGACCATCTTAAATAGGCGGCAGATGATTCCATGTGGCATTTTGCAGGCGACGGTAACAGTACCTGGCATTTCAAATTCTCCAGATTGGGGAAAGAGCGGCCAAATAGCATTGGCCGCGCGGAATGTATCGGTTAGACGCCGACCATCTGAGCGATGTTTTGGGGTTGCCGGACGATAGCTCCCCAAGTTCCGGCGGTCATCTTCTTTTTCCAAGACGACAATGCACGAATGATCGGATGAGCCCGCAGCTTTTCGTTATAGGCCATATAGCCAGTCTTCTGACCCTCGACTTCCTCGGCGATCATCTGGACTTCGTTGCCGGCCGCGATGCCCTGCGGATTGGATGCCGTCAGTGCATTATATTGCACGGCGGATTCGATCCGGATATTCGGGAAGTTCTTCTTGAGAAGATCGCTGACGTTGACATTGAACGAATTCGTCGCCGTCAGGGCAACTTGCGAAGCCGTCCCCAAAGCAAGCACCATTTTGGTATCCTGCTCGACCAAGCCGTCTGTCTGATTGACGAGCTGAAGATAGAGCGCTTGGATATCGGCATAGACCTCATTCGCGGTCGCAACGATTTGGCCGTTGTTTACCCACTTGACACCGCCATAGGCTTTGGTCGCGGGCGTGATCGCGGCGGAAAGGCCGGGATCATTCAAAATACCATAGTTCTGCAAGCCCTGGACGCCGTAGAAGTAGGTCGTGTTCATGAACCGGCTGAGCACCTGAATTGCCGAGCCATCGACTTCGCCAACCCAATTGATCCGGCCAAGGCCAGCGCGCTCGATCTCGCGTTCCCCATATTCGGGAATCGTCTGGAAGAGATAGGACTGACGTTGGGGCCAGTTGGTATTGGCGCCGGCGCGCCCATTTTCGTTGAAGTCGCCATAGCTGGAGACTTCACCGGTTGCTTCGACGATCGGGAACATCGCAGTCTCGTCGATCCACGTTCCCTTGCGGGCTTCGCCGAAGATGACGGCGCCGCGCAAGGGCGCGAAGAGCACGCGATAAACAGCCGGGTCGATCATGGTCGTCAACATGGCCGGGACGGCCGAGTTTGGATCGGTCGACAAGGACGGCAGCGCATCCATGGCAAGACGGTAATCCGTCTTGTATTCATCGAGGGCATAGCTCTTTACGTCGGGCAGAAAGATCCCCGCGCTTTCGAACGTCGCCTTATGCGCCTGCCATGCGGCGGCTGCTTCCGCGTGTGATTGAAAATTCATGTCATTCTCCTAAGCCGCCGTTGCCTTCGCATGCGGTCGATTCTGATGGATGGGATTGATTCCTGGATTTAACCGAGAGGCGTCGAACTCATTTTGACGACTTCGCCCGGAAGGCCGCTTGATCGCGCATACCATTTCGTCTCGACATTCGAGGCGAGAACGATGGTGCCGGACGTGACGGTTGCGCCGCCGGTCGAAACGATATATTTGCCGGTCGCGGGCGTATTGAGGACCGTGACCCCGGCACCGACAACGGTTCCGGTTGGCGTTCCCGCCGCGGACTGCACGGTAGACCCGAGAACGATAGTTCCCGTCACCGAACCGCCCGTCGTATCCAGAACATAGGGGGTTGCCGTCAACGAAGCCGATGCAACCGTTTGTTCCGCGATGCTGACCGCATAGGTGCCTGCACCACCTGTCGTCCCCGAAAGTTGCGAAACGATGGTGGTACCGGACGCAACGGTGCCCCCCGAAAGAACAGCGCCGGGATAGATCGTATTGGTGACCGCACCCGAAGTCGTCAGCACATTCCCGGCGATTGAGCCGGAGAAGGTCGCGGCGGTTCCGGCGGCAATGGTTGATGCCGTCGCGCTTGCCGTCGTCGGAGCGCCCGTGGCCGCAAACGTCACTTGGCCAGTCGTGAAATTGGCATAAGCTTTTTGACCGGGAATGGCCTGAGTCGCGCCATTGTTCAAGACCCAGAAATCGCCGCTATCAAATAGCGTGACGGGAAAACCGGGAGGAACCACCATCGTTGTGTCTTGCAAATAGAAGGTGATGAGACCTTGCTGTTCGCGATGCACGAATCCGGCAACCAGACCGCTACCATAATTGTTGACGATTTCGGGCGAGCCATCCGTATCGAGATAATTGGCAAGAGTCCACGCGAAAAGGCCAACGGAAACACCGCTCGGTCCCGCCACGAGACCGCCGGGACCGGCAAGAACGGTGAACCGGTTCGTGTTCGCCGATGCAAAATCACCGGCGATTCCCGGCACGGGTTGATAATAGACCTGGGACTGCCCAAGGCCGCCATTCAATCCAGACATTGTTGATTTCCTTGTTCAGTGCCGGGTTGGCCGGCGCGTTGATGTATCCGGCCGATGATTAAAGGATCTGGACCGGGCGGGCGTTGGGGAACATTTCAGCGAAGGACTTGGCACCCGCCGAATCCTGAGCAATCTTGACCGGCCGGGGATTGGCGCCGGGGACCGGAAGAGCTTCGAGAATGGCACGGAAAGCCGAGGGATGAACGCCATCGACTTTGCGGCCAAGAACGGTTAGGGCCGTGCGATACACATCATCGGCGCTATCATGAGCCATCGCGAGTTTGCCGACATAGGGACGAACGGCGTCCTCGGCTTCACGGATTTCGCGTTGTGACTTCATCGCGGCGTCGTGGGCCGTCTTGGCGATCGCGGGAGCGGCGCGTTTGACCGCATCGGCAATCGCGGCGTCCATCGCGCCCTTAGTGACCATATCTTTCATTTCGGCATCCTTCGCGGTTTTGGCTTTCTCCGCATCGTCCTTTTCCTTGGCCTCGCGGGCTTTCTTTTCTTCCTCGGATTCGTCCATGGCCTCCTGGTCGTCCCACATCTCGTCGCAGGCCTTCATGTCTTCGGCGCTGAGCTTGTCCTTGAGGAATTCCTTGATCTTGGACTTGGGATCTTCGTCCTTGGCACCCTTATCTTCCTTCTTGCCGCCAACGGCGGGGAGACCGCTGTTAGCTTCGAGTTCCGCATCCTCGACGGGGTTTTCTTTGTCGAGGGAATCCAGGAAATCGTGCATGTCGTCGAGCTTCGCGTCCTTGGCCAGCTTCCCCGTGGTCAAGCGGCGAATATCGGCAACAAGCGTCGGCTTGATCGCGAGATAGTTTGCCGTGGTGACCTTTGCCACGACGGGCGTCAGATCAATTCGCGCATCGGCCGCTAATTTCGGGCGAAGATATGCGGACAAAACACCCTGAGTCAGGGCGGCCTTGCGGCTCAATACAACTTTTGACATATTCAGGTTCTCCATGCTGTCGCCGACGACGGCGCCTTTTACCCGCCCCTCGACGACGAGAGCGACGTGATTGAATTCGATGTCCGTCATGACGCCATCGTATGGTACGCCCTCAAACGTTCCTGGCGTCATCACCGGCACATAGTGGTAGCCGCAGGACAGGTCACTCTGTGACTTGTCGTCGACGACCTTGATCGCCTCGCCGGGCCAGACAACGAGTTCGGCCCGGATCTCATCGTCCGCGAAAACCGGGTTGATGATGGCGCCCGCGACGATCTCAGAGGGATGATCGTTGGCATCGACGGGCTTGTGAATGAGCAGGAGCGGCTTGCCCTGGAGACTCGGAGTCCCTGCCTTTAGAGCTTTCGGATCACGGAACAGATGATAGACACGCTGCGGATCGAGGCCGAGAACTTCGCAATTTGGAATCTCAGAGCCCTTATAGGGATCGACCGTCGCGCGGGTCATTACGCTTTCATTGACGTGAAGGTGGCCGTCGCGATCGACACGGCGGTTTTCCGGCGCGCGGTCAAGCGCGATGGCATCACGGGCTTGCACCTTATGTTCTGATTCTCGCTCTTCCTCGCGCGTCCATTTCGCAAAACCTTCGCGCAACCCCGTCCAATCCTCTGGCGTCATGTCTTCGGCCAACGCAAGGCGATCTTTCAACGTCGCGGTGACGCCGGGGTGCATCGGCTGCGGCAGTCTGTCGAGAGGTGCCCACGCATATCCTGAGTGCTCTTCGTTCAGCTTCGGAACGAACTTCTCATCAACCGGCTGCGTAAATGTGTGGAAGGCCATCCCAGTTGGGGTCACGCGGCTGTCGAGAAGTCTACGTTTGCCTTCCGGGCATTCGCCCATTTCTTCTTTGGCTTCGCGCGCCGCCGTCTGTTCATGCGTCTCGCCGTCTTCACTGCCGCCGCCAGGCAACGCCCAATGACCGGCAAAATTCGCTTCCGCCGACGACCGCCGCAAAACCAGGACATCGCCGTCAGGTGCCACGAACAAGATTCCGGCCGCATGGCCCTTGGCATCTTTACCGACGAATTCTTCACCAACCTTGCGCGGGATTCCGAGAGTGGAATGACCATTAGCCGCAGCCCACATAGCTTTACGTTGAGCTTCTGATACTGGCGGCATCGGTTCGTTTCGCCTTTATTTCGGACGGTATTTGAACATCGCGTATTCAATCGCGCGGATCTTGGCGCGCGGGCCGTGGAACTCGGCTTTCTCGTGATCACCCGTTTCGCTTAGGCCTTTGACAGCCCAGGCGTCATTGCTGTGCTTGATCTCTTCAATGACGACACGAAGATCCCGGCAAATCGTTTTGATGATGTGATTTTGCACAGACGTTTTCCGCGATTGTATAGCCAAGAGAGGAGGTTTTCACGAGAATCCCTTTACGACCAACCCAGCTACACAGCGACAATTTTGTGTTATGCAGGAGTTTGCGCTATAATACCCAGAGAACGTTTCGAGGTTGAACACATGACCATAATAACTAACGCTGCGCTTATCGACCACGCTATCCAGCTTCTTAACGAAGGATTCACACTCAAAGACGCTGCCATAAAGGTTGGCGTCTGTGCTGACGTTTTGTCTAAGCACATCCGCGCTAGGGGATGCGCCATTCCAAAGCACAGAAGCCCGCCCGGCAATACCAAAAACCTCCCTGACGATCTCGTTATCGCCGATTACAAGTCCGGTATGAGCGAGCTTGAGACTGCTCGAAAATATGGCGTGGACCGAGGCGTTATCCGTCGCCGCCTTTTGAAGGGCGGTGTTCATATCCGCAATCAATCCGAGGCCAACATCATCAGTGCATCCAGATCGACCTTTGAGCAACGACAACAACGAGCCCAATCCGCCAACAATGCCGTTAGGGGCGCCAAACAACCGCGCGAAGGCAGAATTAAGAGAGCGCTCAATCTTGAAAGCGCGCCATATTGCAAGATGATTGGATTCGGCGAACAGGAATTCAAGGAATTCCTTACACGCCAGTGCGTTGATTTCACGTGGCAGAAAGCCGTCGATATCTATAACGTCGATTTCGCCATAGGCAATGTCGCCGTGGAACCAACCTCGACCATTGGCAATATCTGGGCGGCAGTAAAACGAGGTCGCGTCGAATATCTCCGCGATAGAGGTATTATTTCCCTCTACGTATGGATCAATGACGTGTTTGATTTCACTGGAAACTTTGAATATGTCCTCGCCGAGGCGAACCGCTTGAATAGGAACCCATCCCCTCTTGGTGAGTATTGGGTGATTAGGAGTCGCTTCGATCGTTTTTCCAGAGGCCGTAATGATCTGGGTCAAATCACCTGCGTACCTATGACGCCAAAGCTTTTTACATCCTGCCGCAAAGGTTATTATTGAATTCCCAGGCAAACAATTTATTAATTCTCCGGGATGAATGAACTTTTTCACCGCTGGATCATACCAACCTTGGCTAATTTTATATCTCTGCTTATCGCGCCCGGCTTGAACGTGGGTCGGGCGCTGTGTTTTCCCGCCGCCAGAATGAATCCATACTGCCTCGGCTTCGCCACCGCCAATTTCGAGATATCTCGCCCTCGTGAGAGCCGCCGTAGCTTTGTTGTTCTGATCGCGGCTTATCAGAGCTGCCCGGCGCCGCGTGACGCCAAACTGCTCCTGAAGGTCTTTCGCCAACTGCCCGAGATCGCGTCCAGTTGTCACTGACCGCATGACGTAGCCTTCGACCTGCGTCAGATATTGCTCCGGGATCGATTTAATCAGAGCAACATTCTCGCCAATCGTGGCTTGCAATATATCGTTTTGAGCCCGCGTCATGTGGAACTCGACGCTAAACCCGCCACGCTTCAGGATCGAGCGCAGGGCCGCGTCAGACCGATCAGAGACCGCCGTGGCGAAATAATCGGCCAGTTCCTTCGACGCCGTATCGAACCGCGCCAGCCATCGCTTTCTGAGCCCACGAATAGTGCGAAGAATTTCGGCCGCCGGGCTCGCGTCCTGGGCAATCTCTGGCTCATTCGCCCGGTACGCCGCTTTGACGAAATAGGAGACAGACGCCGCCATTTCATCAATCAGCTTTTCGAGCTTCCGCTGATAGGCGATCTCAATCCCAACGTTCGGCCGGACCGGTGCGAGCGTCTTCTCGTTAGCCGGGCGCCTTTTCCTCGATGTAGAAGGCGCCATAACCCAGACAACTCCGGTGCTCTTTAATCATGGCCTCGCACGGCCCGACGACGCCGTAACCGCAGCCGGGCGTCATTTCGACCGCGAAAGGCCCCGCACCGGGCGGGGCCTAACGTTGGAAAACGGCATATCGGCATGCTGAGAAGCCGAATTAAGGAGATATGCGGATGAAAA